TTCTCGCCGGGCTGGTGCTCCCAGTTGAGGGCGCAGGTTCCCTTGTCGACGTCGCTGATGTCCGCGCCCGCCACGTCCAGGACCTCGCCGGACGAGTCGATGGCCTCTGAACCGAGGACGCCATCGATAATCATGCCAGTCGACATGTTCTGAAGATTGCTAGCCTCTTGACACCAGGGACCGATCGTGGTATCATCCCAAACGATGCCCAGCTTGATCGAAGAAGACCCCGAATACCCGAAGAAGGTCGCGGAGTACTGCGCGAAGCACGGCCTCAAGGAGTTGCCATGGGGCTTTATCGTAGCCCACGGTCACATGGTCGCCACGACCTCAGTCGCGCAGCGGCGTGAGCACGCAGCACACGAAGCCAGTCTATCCCCAGAATCGAAGAGAATGCTGGAGGAGGGACTACGATCCGCGCTGGCGGGAGAACTCGTCGTGCCCAAGCTTGACGAACCGGATCCGGCCAAGCGAGTCGAATCCGTAACCGGGGAGCAGGTTAGCAATGGTGCAGCGGCAGTGGGGGTGCAGGCCGCCAACGCAGGGGCTGTCGTCCCCGCGATCGTGAAGGCCGGCTGAAACCTCCGACATCCTAAACACACGCGGAGTCACCCTGTCGGGCATCAGGTGGATACGTCTGCACTCCTTGCAGAGGTCGTTGTCGCGCACCACCACGAAGAACACGGACGGATCGTCGACACCCGCAATCTGGCTGATCTTGGAGATGCCCTCAATCGTGCCCATGTTGCGCGCGACAGTCGCCTCGGAGTCGACGATCTTGACGACCGCCTTCTTCACGTCACCCATGATGCCGGACAGCTCACCAGCCAGCACCGTCTCGACGCTCGCGTTCGGGTTCTCAATCATCCACGCATTCACCGCGCGCAGGACCTTCGCCTTGGTCACCTCACGCTGCGCGTCCAGGTAGCCCTGAGCGACCTTCGCGAGCGTGGAGACGGTGTCAACGCCGGCCTTCACCCCCTCGTCGGCCGCAGCCGCGCGGTAGATGCCAGCCAGCGTGAATTCCGCCGGGCGCGACGTGACGATGACGTACTTGTCGCCCTGGAGTTTCGTGAACTCAGGGCCGAGGACCCACGTGCTGATGCGGTCGAAGTGCTGGTCAACCGCGAGGGCGATGAGGCTCTCCGCCCTCCTGGAGAGGGTTGGGATGGCCATTACTTCCTCCGGTACTTCTTGACTTCGTCGAGCACCGCGCGGGTGACGTCGTTCGCGCCTTCGTCCAGGCTTTGGACGAGCGCCTCGATCATCGCCTTGTGGTGGATGAGTCGCTTGCGCTTCGAGGACGGGAGCTGCTGCTCACCCTTCGAGAGGATATGCATTGCCTGATCGATCGAGCGCGTGAGGTCGTCACCGGGCGGCTGCGGGGCCAGGCCGTCGGGCGATGCGTCCTGGTCGGGCGCGCCAGCAGGCGCGGAGCCTCCAGCGTCACCACCGCCACCCGGCGGCTTGCCGCCACCACCCTTGTCATCTCCACCACCGCCCGGAGCCTGGCCCTGCTGCGCAGCGATCTGGTTCGCCTGGTCCTGCTGGACGAGCTGCTTGTTCTGGAACCAGAACGGGTCGCGCGGGTAGCGAAAGCTCTCGTCAGGCGGCATGCCGAGGAACTCCTGGCGGAGGTCGTCGACGTAGTGGAACTTGTCGTGGATGGCCTGGAGCTGCGGATTCAACGGATACTCGCCGCCCCACTTGCGTCCGATCGGGGGCTTCTCCACCTTGCGACGAATCTCGTCGTAGTCCATGTGGAGCGGGCCGTTGGTCTGGATCTCCACGCCCTCCTTCTCCGCAGTGAGCGCGTCGAGGCCGCGAAGCCTGAAGCGGCACATCTTCGCGAGGTTCTCGTCGATGAGCGGGAAGAGGACGCCGTTGACGAAGTCCTCGAACTTCGCGAGGAGCGGACGGATGCCTTGGTCGCGCGCGGCCTCCATGCGGTACTCGTTGTTCGACTCCGACAGCGACTGGTTGTTCGTGCCGCGCGAGAGGTACGCCCAGCCGGGCAGCTCGTCGGGTGACATCTGGAACGCGGACAGAATCACGCGCGCGTTCATGTCGGTGAGGTACTGGAACTCGGCGTCACGCGAGGAGTTGTCGATGGCCTCCCACGAGATCTCGTCGTTGCTGCCGACCGCGAACACGGGCATGCGCCACGCGTTGTTCACACTGTTGATGCTCGCGTTGAACTGCTGCTTCACGCGCTGGAGCGTGTGCTCGTCGACGTCGTCCGACTTGAAGACGAGCATGCCGCGCGCGGCGCGGCCCGTCTGGAAGTAGATCTTGTTGTGCGTGGTGATATTGATATGCGTGGTCACCGCCGAGATCATCGTGTCGATGGGCGTGACCGGGTAGCCGTCCAGCTCAACATCGAGCACGGGAAAGAAATTGTGGACGCGCATCTCGTCGTCCGTGAACGCCTGGATGGGGCGCCCGTCGATGACCTGGATCCAGGCGTACTCGTCGTCGCCAAAGCGCTTCGATTCGATGGCCTCCTTCTTCGCCTGGTTGTCGTGGCCGTTGATGTCGGCCAGCATCTTGAGGGCCTGGTCACGCAGCGACTGCGCGGCCGTCTTCTGCGGCGTGGCCTTATAGATCGTTCCGACATCGACCGGACGGAAGTGGTGGAACTCCTTCTCCCCGCCGTCAAGCTTCTCCGAGTAGACGATTTCCGTCGCGATACGACCCAGGCCGACCGCGTTGCGCGTCGACAGCTGGAGCCAGTCCGAGAAGCACATGCGGTCCTTGCCGTCGACGCCGTCGATCTCGCCGCAGGTCCAGAACAACTTCTGCGCGCGCTGGATGCGCTTGCTCACGTCCTCGCGCTGCTCCGGCGTCAGGCGCTCCAGGACGCCGACGTTCGTCTCAATGACGTAGCCGGTCTCGTGGCGGTCGTCGCGCGGGCGGCCGAAAGACGCCATCTGCGTCTCGCGCCCACGCACGATGGCGGAGCAGAGGTCGTCCTGAATCAGGATGCGCTTGATGAGCGAGTCCGGCAGGAGCCTGAGCTTCGCGCGGTAGACCGCCTGGTAGCGGTTGACCGATTGGGGGTCGCTCTCGAATGCGAGGCGCTCGATGGAGTCCTTGCCGCCATTGAGGATGTCGGTCAGCGACTTGGCCAGCGTCATCGGAGACTTGGACTCCGGCGTCGGGCTGTCCATCAGTACGCGCACCTGTACCTTCTCGCGCTTGGGGCGAGCGAGAGCGTCCTCGAACGTGGAGACCATTCCGCGTGCCACGCGTTACTCCGCCGACGAGACCTTGACGTGCGCCATGACGCTTGAACGATTCACGAGCACGAGCTTATAGGTCGGACCGACCTTATGCTGCGTAGCATTGATGCCATCCGATCCTGCGAGCCAGGGCTCCATCTGGTTGTTGTTGCTCGTGTCGGCGTTGAACCTAACCACGATGTCCTGATCGGTCTCGATGAGGACGAAGCGCTTGGCCATCGTATAGACGGCAACGCCCGACACGCCCGGAACGACATCCTCTTCCTCTCCCAGCGGCGCGGTCGAGCGGAACTCAACCCACGTCGGGTTGACGCCCGTGACCTCGTACGAGCGCTGCGTGAGCGTCGAGAAGCCCGCGGTGAGGTCGATCGTGTCGCCCACCTGCACGCCCGCGGTGCTGAAGGCCTGGAACTCAGACGCGGCTGCCGGCGTCACCGTCTCCGACGCGCCGTTGAAGACCGCGCTCGGGTCGCGCGCAAGCACGAGGATCGTGCTGGTCGCAGACAAAACTGTCCAGTAGCCCTCGTTCAGCGCGTTGAACGGGCTCGCAGGATCGCCAGTCGAGGCACCGGGGACGAACACGACGTCGCCGACCTGAACGGCCGAGAAGGGAGTGCCCGAGCCGGCCGTCACCTTCAGGGTGGAGTTGGTCTGCGCCTCCAAAGTGAGGAGGATGCCGGTCGTGTCGACCGCACGAGCAGTGCGAAACACGGGGGCAGCGCCCGCGCCGGTCCACGTCATGCGGTAGATCGTCGGGTCGACCTCGCTGAGCGTCAGGTCGTACGCGGTCGAGCCATTGCTGCCCAGCGTGCGCGAGCTATCGAACAGCGTCGCGGTCCCGAAGGGATCCAGCGAGACTGGGAGCGTGCCGTCATTCTCGACCGGGACATTCGCCGTGGTGAGCGACCGGTCGATCCCACGCTTGGTGGGGTTGTTCGTGGGCGGGAGGTCATCGTACGCCAGCGCCTTGATGAGGAAAGTGAGTGACGACATGAGTTTCCTTCGGGGAAGATTGCCGCTACCAGGCCACCTACCAGGCCACCTTGAAGCGCCCGCGCGTGACGTTCAAACCCCCGCCACCACCGCCATACGCCCCGAGGTCTTCCTTGACCCGCTCCATCCAGTTCTCCGTCGTGTAGACCCCGGGTGGGGCCTCTCCTCCCCTCAGGGGCTGGCCGTCCTCCGCCACCTGGAGCCTGCCGCGCTCGGGGGCGAAAACGTTCATGATGACGTACCTGAACGCGTCGCACTCGTCGTCGTCCTTCTCGTTCGGCTTGTTGGTGAGCCGGCCGGCAGCGTCCACCTTCCAGTGGTACTTCTGGATGCGCTTGATGAGCAGCTCGACGCCCGGGTCACCGCCCAAGAAGTAGATCAGCGGCTCCGCGTTCAGTGGCGGACGCAGGCGCAGGTGCACGATATTGATGCCACCCTCGACAGAACCCGGGCCCTTACTCCACTCGCGCATGCGGAACCCCGCCTTGCGCAACAGCGCGATGGTGCGCGGGTCCTCGGGGTCGGGGAAAATGACGGGGTTCCACCCCTTGATGCGACCCATCGTGTTGATCTGCGCGTCCGGCAACATCTCGGGTTCCGCGATGACGTCGACGACGAACGCACGATAGCCATCCACAAAGATGGTGACGACCGCGAAGTTGTGCGACCAGCCCGGGTCCAAGCCCGCGTAGCAGAGCATGTCGCGCGAGCGCATGATCTCGATGAGGTCCTTCTTCGTCAAGTCAGGCGCGACCGGGAAGCCGAGAATCTTCTCCGCCATCTCGGAGGCCGTGAGGACGTGCGTGGAGCGCTCGAAGTTGGGGTAGATGAGCCCTTCGCTCGACGGCTTCTTGCAGAGCAGCTGGGCGATGGCGGTGGGAGCCTTGACCTTGGAGAGCTTCTGCGTCGTCTCCTCGATCTTCTTCAGGAACGGAGAGTTGGACGTCTGCCTCGTCGCGAGGTACCCGTGGCACGCGGAGAAGATACGGCAGTTTTTCAGGCAACCGGTATACCCCTCCTCCTGGTGATAGGTGAGCCTCTCAGCCGGGTTCAGCGAATCGTACTTGTCCTGACTGATAGCGCGCAGCTGATCGTCGTTGACGTAGATCGGGATGCGCGGCTCTTCGGGCATGTGGCGCGTGGGCAGGCAGCGCCTGGTGACATCGAGGATGTTCCAATGACGAATCCACGTCCTGCGCTCGCCGGTCATCGGATCGAACTCGTTATCAATCTCCTGCTGCACGAGTCCCGTCGAGGACTTACGCGTGGAGATCATCATCGTGATGGGCAGCATGTCCCCGAACTGCGACGGGATCATCTTCGAATCCTCGTACGCCTTCGGGTTAGTCACGACGTCGACCTCGTCCACGACGAAGAACGGCACGTGCTCCGAGTTCGCGCCCGCCATCGTGCAGATAACGATGCGGATGTAGTTCTTGAACTCCTCGTAGTTGTCGCGCTCCTCCTGCGGCAGCAGCTCCCACTGCGAGCGGGACAGATTCACGCCCGTGTAGCGGTTACGAAAGCGCGTGACCAGCGTCTCCGAGAGGTTGTCGCCCGACACGTAGTCGCGGAGGATTGACTTGCCGAAGAAGTCCTTGACGTAGTCCTGGCTCTTGCGCGACTGCGCTTCGATGGCCGCCATGTGCGCGACATTGCGACGCAGGTGCACGACGGCGAGCACCTCCAGGATGGCGGCGCCAAGCGTCTTGAACGAGTCACGTGACGCGTAGTACATCACGTTCATGAAGTTCTCGTCATTCGCACGCGCGCGCGAGTAAACCTCCCACACCATGTCCATCGGGCAGGATGTGCTATCTGGGTCGACAATGACGTCAGGTAGATCAATCCCCAGGAAGAGGATGATCCAGCGGTGAAGATCTTCCTTCGTGTCACACGGGACGAAGAGGACCTTGCGCTTGAGGTCGTCAATCTCGAAACGAGTCTTCTTGTCGGCCAATTAGCCGTCCTTCTTCAAGTCACTGACGATCTTCTGAGCCTGGTCGGGATCCATGCCACTGCGCACGAGCACGTCCTCCATGTCCTCTTCGGTCTGCGCCTGCGGGTCGAGCACGGGTGCGGGCGCCAAAACTCTCGGCTCCTCCTTCTCGGGTTCAGTGAACTGCGCCTCCTGGATCTCGCCCAGCAGCGCGTTCACGATACTCGCGGCCTCGGCCGGCTTCACCGCCTCAGTGGTGACCCTTACGCCGCCCGTGACCTGGACCTGCACTCGCTTGACGTCCGAGCCCGTCGCCTTCTTGTACGCTTCGATGAGCGCGCTCAGCTCCTTGAACGAGGTCGGCACGGGGACCTTAGCAACCGTCAGATGCGTCTCGTCGCCCGTAGCGATGTAGAGCTTGATGGCGTCCTTGAAGCGCCTGTTTGTTACGTGCAGGAGGTTGGCGAGCATCTCCTGCGTCTCCAGCTCCGCGGTCTCGATGGTCAGCGGGACCTCGCGCTTCAGCGTCTCAACCTCGACGGTCTTACGCTCGTCCCACGCGTACATCACGCGGCAGGAGACGACCTGCCCGAGACTGAACGACGGGAAGAGGCGACGGATCTCCTCACAGCTGGAGCCACGCTGGTAGAGCGCAAACAACTCCTCCGCCTTCTCGGGCGAAACGGGGGCCTGGTTGTTGCGGACGAAGTAGCGATATGCGCCTGCCTCGCGGTCCGACAGGGCCTTGATAGCCGTAGCGAGACGGATCTCTTTCTCGCTAACTACTTGTTCTGACATGTTTCTTGGGCTTCCCCTTCCCCTCGAAGATTAGCTTTCCCCGAACCACCACCCGGACAGTGAACCTGTCGCCCAAGAGCTTTTTGACCCATTTGTCGAGCGTCGCGATGCGCTTCTTCAAGTCGCGCGGCTTCGGGCCGCCGACACTGACCACGCGGAATTCGACCACCCGGTCCTCATGCAGGACCTCGTCGGGGGTGCCATCGTGCTCGACCCACGGCAGCGAGACGCCGACGTCAATCTTGCGCGCATGCTTGAGCATCAGCGGGCCCCACATCTGCAACTGGAAGCGCTGTGCGTCATGCAGGACGCCGGTCGTCTCCGTCACGGCCTTCAGGGCGAGCAGCTCGTCCCAGATCTTCTTCTCAGCCACGGAACAACCTCTCCTTCGCCATGGTGCGAAGTTTCTCAACGTCGGTGCCATGGCGAGCAACCCAGTTCGTGAGATAGGTATCGAACGCCTTATCGATCCCCTCCGACTCACGCACGAGCGCGGTCGGCTTGTCCGTGCGGAACGCCCGCACACGCGCGCCCATGGGAGCGAGAACCTTGAGCCACTGCTCGACGAAGTCGGTCGGGCCGCGGACGTCGATGCGCCAGTCGTGCTTCGGGTCCAGGTACTTCGGCAGCAGCGGCGTCTCCGGCGTGAGCTGGATGTATCGAATCTGGCGGCAGGTGTCCCCGGTGTCGAACGCGGTCTTGTTCAACACGCGACCCTCGTCGTCAAACTCATACAGCCAGATGGCGCGATCGACGTTCGCGTCACTTAGCGTACGCCAGCGCGGCGCCCCAAGGTATGTCACCTTGCCGAACGACTGCGGCGTGTGGATGTGACCGCTGAGAATTGCCTCCTGCGGGAGCATGTTGGGGTCCACGCCATCCTCAGCAAGAAACCCGTTCTCGTAGGCTGCGCCGTGAAAGGTTTGGTGGCAGACCAAAGTCTTGCCGCCCCACTTCCGTGCATCGCTCACGAACTTCTCGCGATCCGAGTAATACGGCATGAACACCACGCCGTGGTCGAGAATGGGATGGTCCACCACCCGCGCCTGGAGCGTGTACGCCATCAGCGCGTGGATGTCGCTCCCCTCGCCAGCGTAGTCGTGATTCCCGACCATGAGCGTCTTACCGGCGACGAACTTGAGCCAGAACGCCATGACCTCGGCGCGGATCACGTTGTGAGTGTGATGCAGGTCGCCAAGCACGACGACGTCCTCGGCCGCCTCCTCGCGAGCGACGCGGTCGACCATCTGCATCAGAGCCTCGCAGTCGGCCAGCTCCTCTGGCACGACATGCGGGTCCCCTACGAAGAGCCGCTTCAATCTCAGCCCCTGACGAGCTTGATCGCCACCGAAGGCACCAGGACGATCTTGCGCTCCTGGCCGTCCAGCGTGACGAAGTAGGTCTTCTTTCCCCACTCCGTTGACGAGGAATCGGCGTGCGCGACGAACACCTCATCGCCCGTCTTCAGGTTGTGCTTGCTGGACGGGAAGATGACCTTGAGCGGAACGAGAAGCTCCTTGCTCACGATCCCCTCGAACTGCTTCTGGCCGACCCCGACCTTCTTCACCTCGGGCGCGCGAGACTCGAAGGGCTCGCACACGACTACGTCACCAAACGCATAAACGGCACTCATACTTCTCCCTCCTGAATGTGGTCCAGGCGCACGCCCTTCAGGCGAAGAAGCTTGCGCTCAAATACAGTAAGCTTGGTCTCCGCCTCCGCCATGAGCAGGAAGGCGTGATGATTCTCGACTCGCACGTCCGGCCGGCAGGACTCGGGCGCGGCGAAGCGCGTGATGGGCTCAGGCGCGTCCGGATCTGTCGGCAGCGAGCTGTCAGCGGACACCGTCGAGGCCGCAGCCATCAGGTCGTGGATCTCGGCCGCGTTGGTCGGATGCGCCTCGTCCTCCTTGACAACCTCGGAATCGTCACGGAACGGAGTCCCAATCGGACCTTCGTCCTTCTTTTTCTTGTCCTTCTTCTTGACGGCCTTGTTGACGTCCGAGGCGAGCTGTTCATGGTCGACGCCCGTCGCGTACTTCCCGACCAACTTGTGAGCGCGGTACAGCTTGCGCTTGTCGATGGGGTAGAAGTGGACCAGCGTCTCCGAGTACTCCTCGATGAAGTTGCCGCCCATGCGACCCATTGCGGTCGAGCGAAACTGCTTCGTGATGACACCACCGCGGGCCGGCGTGTACTTATCCACGCCCGACATCAAGCCCTCGGCCGCGATCTGGATGAGGTCCATGTACGAGAGGTGGGCGTGCGGCGTGCGGCTGTAGAACACCCGCGCCCGGTTGATGGCAAGCGGCATGTTCATGACCACGATGGCCTTGCGCAGCTTCCCGATCTTGTCGGCGAGCTGCGTGACCTGCGAGGTCGCACCCCAGACGCGCGCCCTCATCACGAAGAGCACGAACTGGTAGTTGATCGAGAACCGGTACAGGTCGTCGACGCCGGCCGGCCCCTTCTTGAGCGCCTTCGAGATCGAGCGCGCGAATACCTCCTGGCGCTCGCGGAAGTACGGGCGCGCGGCGAGGATGTTGCGCTTCTCCTCGGAGATGAACGAGATGAACTTGCGATACACCCACGGCCCGAAGCGGTGGCGGATGACGGCCGCGCGCCACTTCTTCTCCAGCGCGATGAGGGCCTCGACCTGCCGCTTCTGGTACGCGAACCAGTCTTCGGGCGTGCCGTAGCGCGCGATGTGCCGCTCCAGCGTCCCCGCGAAATTTTTGAAGTGCTCGTTGTCGGGAACAAAAGTCACAGGTTGATCTCCCTAAGGGTCGGGTACACCTCGTCGTAGATGCGCCTGCGGGCGTTGGCGTGCTTCTCCAGGATCTCGACGTTCCTGATGCCAAAGTCGATGTAGACGCAGTCCTCCTTGCCGGGCACGAGACGCGTGCAGCGACCGATGATCTGGCGCACCTCCACCTCGGACTTGCCGCCGCGGAGGTTGATGAGCGTCTTCACGCGCTTGATGTCGGTGCCGGTCGCGATGCAGGACGTGCCGATGAGAATCGGAAACTCACCGCGATTGAACTCGGACACGAGCTTCTTCGTGTCGGTCTCCCAGTACTGCTCGGGGACCAGCTCCTTGTTCGTCTTGGTGAGCGGCCCGTGCGCGAACCGCACCTCGTAGCGCAGGTGCGGCAGCAGCTCCTTGAACTGCTCAATCTCCTCGATCATGATGACCGTCGGGCGCTCCTGGAGACTCACGGCCTTGTTCGCGAACTCGGCCGCGCGCTTGATGACGTCCGGGTTGTAGAGCGTGTGCACGCGGTTCATGTCGTTCACGTCGTTGCGGTACACGAGGTTCTTATCACGGTCGCGGACGTTGGAGTCCATCCAGCACATGCGGAACAGGACCTTCGCGAGGAAGCCTTGGTCGATCCCCTCGCGCACCGTCATGCGGTACACGATCGGCCCCGTGATGGCGTCGAGGAGGATGTCCTTCCCGTCCTGGCGCATCTGCGTGCCCGAGAAGAAGAACCGGTAGGGCGCGCCCGCGCACAGCCCGAAGCAGACCTCGCTCAGGGTCTCAGCCGGGCACATGTGCGATTCGTCGGCGATGAAAACATGCGCGTTCGAGAGGTGCTTCCACGCTGGCGTCCCAATCTCTACGTTCCGCAGCGAGGCAGCCACGCCGACGGTGAAGAGCTTGTTGACCTCCTTCTTCCCGTCGCCGTAGAGGCCGACGCGGCTCTTGCCGAAATGCTCCACCAGGTCGTCGTAGATCTGCCGCGCGATGTTGACCGAGGGCGACATCACCACCGCCCGGAGCCCGAGGTGCTTCAAGAGCATCATGATCACGAAACTCTTCCCGAGCCCCGTGCCGACTTCCACGCCAGCGGGTCCGAACGGAGCAGCCGCGAGAAGATTGCTCTCCATCTCGTCCTGGTAGTACCGCGAGGTCAAGGTCGGAACGTTAGCCCAGGGGATGACCTGGGGAGCGGGCAGGACGTAATCGATTTTGGCTTTACACTCGAATTTCTCCTCGAAGGTCGGCCGGAGCCCCGAGTAGGTCCAGAGGCCCAGGTCGTCCTTGAAGAGGAGGCTCTTCTTGCGCTCCGCGGTGAGATCTTCCAGCTTTGCTTCGTATTCCAGCTCACCCATTTTCTGGACGTGCCAGTAGCGATTCTTGAGGAATTTCCGGTACTCCCAGTCGACCGACTTGTCGGTGTAGGTGAGGTCCTTGCGGATCGTGACTTCGAGTGGTTCGAAGCCGTCGAGACGCATCTGGGTCGGGGAGACGAGGTGCAGCATTGCCCATCTGTTTCTAGCGAATCGTCGTACCCGGTCTTACATGTGGGGCGTTTTGACACGGTGCATAGGCCCTAATGGGGTAGCCTATAGGGTAGCCGTATGGGGCCTTCCTCTATAGCTACTGAGAGCTATAGCTATTCTTCTCCAGATCCAGAGGCGATAGGCCCTAATGGGGTAGCCCATGCCCGATTCGCTAGAACCAGAATGGAGGCCCTCGATGGCGATGCAGTCCAAGTTCCCCCACATTCGGCTTGACAAGCGAATCTGGGACGACCCCGTCCTGATGGACCTCAGCCCGGCCTCGTTCAAGGTCTGGGTGTTCGCCATCGCGTGGTCGAAGGATCAGGACGGCCGCATACCTGACGGCATCCTGACTCCCCACGGGGTCGAGCGGGTGAAGGCAACGGAGGAGAACCTGAAGGAGCTGGTTGAGAGGAAGCTCTTCGCGAAGCTCGAAGACGGGAAGTACGAGATCGTGAAGTTCTCCCAATGGCAGGTCACCTCGAAGGAGGAGTCCGAGTACAAGGGCTGGGTCGAGCAGCAGCGCGAGCATGGGAAGGTTGGAGCGGAGAAGCGCTGGCACAAGGAGATGCCGGCCGTCGAAGAAGGTTTCGACCAGGCGGAAGCTTTCGAGGCCGCGTTCGAGGCCTGGCCTCCGTCGCCAGATCCGAAGTTCCGAGAAGGGCGCCAGGGTGCCCGCGAATCGTTCTGTGCCAACATCACCAGCCAGTCCGAGTACGAGCTGTTCTCGGCCGCGCTGATGAACCGCCTGAGGATGCTCAAGGCCGAGAGGACTCCGCCGGCCGAGAAGCGCAGGTTCTTGGGAGCGTTCAAGAATTTCTGCAATGAGCGCTGGCGCCAGTTCATCCCGAACACGAAGCCGAATCAGCAGCCACAATCTCCTGCGCCAGCGAAACCGGAGCAGGAACCAGCGCCTCCTCCGGTGACGGAGAAGGTCGTGGAGGAGTGGGAGGGGTTGTGATCTGAGGTGGTGGAGGCCCCGATTCGCTAGAAAGCCTACGTATGGCCATCTCTCCGACCGAGATCATCTTCTCGCCAGAGCAGCAGCAGGCGCTCATCGGTCACGCGCTCACGAACAAACGCGTCTACGACGTCTGCAAGCAGCTCGGCGTCGGTGCCTCTTGGTATTACAATGCAAACCTCCAGTCGATCTGGGCTGCGATGGAGGACTTCGAGGGCAAGCACCGTCGCCCACCGTCCGTCGCTGAGCTGAAGGCGACCTCGACGTTCAAGAACGACGAGCAGAAGATCTTGCTCGCGCGCAGCAAGGCGCTCGAACTGGCGCTCGCCAGCAAGCAAGAGATCGACTTCGACTCCATCGTCCTGGAGCTGCGCGAGTGGGCCAAAGGTCAGAGGTTCGTGAAGGGCATGGAGGAGTCGGCGGACTTCTACAACCGCAAGGACGTCGCGAGCGCCTACAGGGTCGTCGACGCGATGAACCGCGACATCGACTTCCTCGATCAGATTGGGCTCAAGGCTCGCTGCCTCGACGCCGGCACGCGCGCCGAGCAGGAGCGGGAGGAGAGGGAGGCGCAGAAGGACAAGACCATGAACTTCGGCGTCACGTTCCTCGACGACGCCACGGGCGGCATCGGCGTTAACGACGTGGTGCTCATCGGCGCGAAGACGGGCGTCGGCAAGACACAGCTGGTGACCAAGATCGCAGCCCACAACGCCAAGAAGGGAAAGCGCGTCGGACTGTTCGCCCTGGAGGCGGAGCCCAATGAGATCGAACGCCGCATCAAGTTCCCGATGCTGGTCTCGACGTACAGGCTCAAGAATCCGGGATCCAAGATCCCATTCAACTACCGCGACTGGCGCCGCGGGCACTACCTCGAAGAGCTGGGTCCGTACGAGGCTATGGTCGACTCGGTCATCCGCACGCGGTACGGAAATCTGAGGACGATCTACAAGGGCTGGGGGGACTACAGCATCAAGGAGTTGGAGCGCGACATCGTCCGCATGGCGCCCGACACCGACCTGTTCATCGTCGACCACCTCCACTACATCGACACCGAGGGCGACGATCAGAACTACGAGATGAAGCAAATCTTGAAGGTCCTGCGCGACCTCGCGCTCGTCCTCGGCAAGCCGATCATCATCGTCGCACACATGCGCAAGACCATGGGTGGGCGCAAGAATCTACCGCTCGTCCCCGACCTGGAGGACTTCCACGGCTCGTCGGACATCATCAAAATCGCGACGACGGCCATCATCCTGTCGCCGTGCTACGCGAACCTTCCAGATCTGTTCGCCGCCATGCCGAAGCAGTTCTACGAGAACCCGGACGAGGCTGGCGGGACGCCGAAGATCGCACGCGTCTGGCCCACGTTCATGCGCGTGTCGAAGTGTCGTCTCGACGGGTCCATCACCCGCTACTGCGCCATCGCCTTGTACGACGACGCCCGCGGCGAGTACCGCAAGGACTACGGGGTCGGCCGCCTCAAGGGTGGCGACATGTGCTGGGAACCGGAGGAGTACCGGCCGTACTGGGCCGAGCACGGGACCCTGACTATGCAGCCGGTTGAGTGATTCGCTAGAACACATGTAGGAGCCACGCGTGGAGTACGCCAAGACCAAGTCAGTCGCCAAGTACGTCGAAGCCAGCGGTACCAGGCTGGATAAGATCGTACTGAGCACCATGGCCACCATCTCTCAGGTGGTCGGCGGCACCCTCGGCCCGGGCGGGCGGCCGGTTCTGATCGAGCGCTACGAGCACAACCTGCCGCCATTCCTCACGAAGGACGGCGTCACTGTGTTCAAATCGCTCGGATTCCAGAACTCCATCGCCCACTGCGTGATGGAGGTCTGCCGGGACGCGGCCACCCGCACGGCGAGCGAGGCTGGCGACGGGACGACCACGGCTACGATCTTGTCCGAAGCCATCGTCCGGCTGACGAAGCAGTACTGCGAGAAGAACCCGCGCGTCTCCGCGGGCCGCGTCGTTCGCCACCTGGAGCGCACGTTCCGCGAGCAGATCGAGCCGACGGTGAAGCAGCTGTCGCGCGAGGTCGTGCTGGACGAGACGGGCGAGAAGCTCCTGCGCGCGGTCGCGACCGTCTCCGCCAACGGCGACGCCGACCTGGCGGACGCGGTCATGAAGTGCTTCGACATCACGGGCGACCAGGGCAACGTCACCATCGTCGAGTCGAGCGGCCCGTCGCACTACGAGGTCGAGCAGATCCAGGGCTACCCCATCACGATGGGCTACGAGGAGTCGTGCGGGAAGTTCTACCCCAAGTTCATCAACGACCCTGGCACGCAGCGCGTGCTCATGCAGGAGCCCGCGTTCCTGCTCTATCACGGCCGCATCAACGACATGCAGCCGCTGCTCCCTATCATGGCGGAGGTGTCGAAGGCGTTCTCCAACCCGGGCGAGTACGGCCTGGAGAAGCCGTTCCCCTACAACATCGTCGTGGTGGCCACCGGCTTCTCCGAGAGCGTACTGGCGTCGCTGGCGCACAACTTCAGCCTGACGGACAGCCTGCGCGTCTACCCGATGGTCATCCCGAACAACTCGCCCCAGTCGAGCGCGCAGTTCGAGTTTCTCCAGGACCTTGCCGCACTCACGGGCGCCACGATCTTGGACGTGCTGTCCAAGCCGCTGATCAACGCGTCGCTGGACCAGCTCGGCGTCGGCTGCCATAGCTTCGAGGTCAACCGCTACCGTAGCACCGTCATCGGCTACGCGGACGAGGGTCTCGTGCAGACCCGCGCCGAGGAATTGGAGTTGCAACTTCAAAATCCCGAGTCCGAGCTGGACAAGCTCCTACTCCAAGAGCGCTTGGCGAAGATCTCAGGCGGCATCGCGCGCCTGCGCGTCATCGGCTCGTCGAACGGCGAGATGAAGGAGAAGCGGGACCGGGCCGAGGACGCGGTGTGTGCGGTCCGCGGCGCCCTCAAGCACGGCTGCCTGCCGGGCGGAGCCTGGACGCTGCTGAAGCTCTGCCAGTCCATCGAGCACGACGAGATCAACGAGAACATTCTGCTGCCGGCGCTGCGGGCCCCGTTCGACCGGCTCATCGAGAATGCGGGCATCCAGACAACCTCCGTCGAGGCGGAGAAGATCTTCGTCCCCATCGCTCTCGGTATCAGGACCGGCAAGCCGGTTGTCTTCGACTTCCTGGAGTCGAAGCACGTCGATCCCTTCGAGGGCGGTATCCTGGACAGCACCCCCGCGGTGCTGGAAGCGATCAGAAACGCCATCTCGTGCGCGTCCAACGTCGGTACCCTCGGTGGGTGCGTGGTGTTCGGGCGAGACGCCGAGCTGGAGAGGACGGAGGCGCGCGCAACTTCGGCGTGGCTTCGTGACGCGAATGAGAACCCAGCAGACGAGAGGCCGTGAGGAGCATCATGAGGAATCCGCGAAGCAAGAGCAAGATCCCGGACACGAGGGCGCGCATCCTGGAGGTCATCGAGGCGGAGTCGCCCAAGGATGGCCGGGAGTTGGCGGAGGAGGTCGAGAAGGTCCTCGCCGAGGTCAACGCGAAGCTCAATGAGGACGAGCGTCTGGCGGCCGGAGAGCAGCCCGACTGGGTGCTTCATCCGATGCCTGCGCTGAAGGACGGCGAGCCGATCGTGGCAAGCACGCTGCGCGATGGCCGCAAGGTCCTGATCGCGGCCGACGGAGAGGGCAAGCCCTTCAAGGACAAGTTCGGCCAGTACGTCGTCATCGACCCGCAAAGCGGGCATCTGCGCTACAAGCTGGGCGCCCGGTCTGGCCACCAGGCGCGCAATACCGCCGCTCCGGCGTTCAACAGCAACGGCCTCGACGCCGCACAGAAGCGCTTCGAGAAGTTCGACCTCGGCGCGCTGGCCTTTATCCGAGCGATGCGGCCGGTCAAGGACCTGTACAAGGTCCGCACGCGCAAGGAGAGGGTTCTCCTGGCGTTCATCGAGCTGGTCGCCACGATCGTCTTCTTCGTCCGCAAACCCCTGCTGTTGGCGAAGGCCAAATACCGCGCCTTCAAGAACCGCAAGTACCAGGCTGGTCTGAGGGTGGAGCGACTGCCGGGCGTCGAGAAGTACCTGACCGCGGACGCCCTGAAGCTGCTCAACAACGAGATCCCGACGTTCCTCTACGAGGTCCGCGGACCGAGCAAGCTCGGGTTCGCTCGCACGGTCTCCATTATGGTCCCGCTGGAGACCGACGGCTCGATCAGCGACGAGTACGTTCGCCGCTGGGCGAGGATGATGAACGACCTCGAAGCGCGCGGCATCTGGAGGTACGGGACACTCATGCCGCCGAGCACGATGAAGGTCGCCCAGTCGGGCCTCAAGTTCGAGAAGCTGCTGACGATGATGATCTTCACCGATCAGTTCGCCGACGACTCGAAGCTCTACGGGAACTCGCTCAAGGCCCTCAATGACGAGGTCAAGTACCCGCTCTTCCAGCTCGACGGCCAGATCCCCTCCGAAGAGACTAACTGGTACGACTTCCCCTGGTAGGCCATGAAGCTCAGGGTCGCGAAGAAGATCCTGAAGGCTCCTGACAGCTACAACCACCAGCAGCGCTACCGCGCCGCGCACCGGCTGTACCGACAGGCATCCACCTTCAAGGACGGCGAGCTGGGGTTCATCGCCCTGTTGCTGAAGCCCCAGCACTCGTTCGTCAAGGACGAGGAGCTGGACCTGCGCTTCGAGCTGTTCCAGCTCCAGATCGAACGCGGCGAGCAGCCGACACTCAAGGCGGGCATGGTCCCGGTGCCGCCCATCGAGCGCAAGCCGGTCTATCGCTCCGACGGCCAGGTCCACAACTTCAACGCCACGCCCTACCCGAAGAAGATGGTCATGTACGGCGTCGAGCAGCCTGACATGGACAAGGGCTGGCACGAGATGGGCGAGTGGCGCTACGAGCGCCCATACACCGCGAAGAAGTACCAGATCCGCACGGGCGGCGCCGACCGCGGCCAGAAGCCGAAGCGCCTGAAGCTGTCCGACATTGGCGTGTCCGACCTTACCATCAAGGTGGGAAGTGCGTTCTGATGCCATCGTTCACGTTCCAGTGCCAGAAGTGCGAGCAGGTCGTGAAGCGCCTGCTGCCGGCCGGAGACCAGAAGAAGCCGCAAACCCACCCAGGTGAGTGTGGCGGCGCGCTCGTGCGTATTGGCACGGGCCCAACGGTGCTGGTCAAGGAGACGCTCGACAACGGCGCCATGGCTCGCGCGGTCGAGCGCCTGAAGGATGCCGAGGAGTTGTACCGCGAGCGCGCGGAGAACGATCCGAAGCTGAAGTAATGAGCCTCCCTCCTCGCCTCCTCTCGATCGAGGGCTCGGGTCTGGGGTCGTTCCTGGAGCCGTTCAAAATCAATCTCCCGAAGTCGGGCCTCGTGCTGCTGCGCGGGAAGAACTGCGACACGGGAGGTTCGTCCGGCTCGGGCAAGTCGACGCTTATCCACGCCATCAACTACCCGCTCGGTATGTGCGACGTCCCGTCGACGGAGTTGCAGCACTGGGGTAGCGACGAATTCCCGACGGTGGCGGCCGAGTACTTCGTCGGCGGCAACAACGTGCGCGTCCACCGCGGCAAGAAGCTCACCATTAAGGAGGAGGGCAAGAAGCCCTTCGAGGGATCGGCGAAGCAGAAGGAAGAGAAGCTGGTCGAACTGTTCGGCATGGACACCGACATGCTGCGCACGCTCACCTACCGCGGCCAGCGCAAGCCCGGCCTGTTCCTGACCAAGACCGACGCCGAGAAGAAGGAGTTTCTGACCAAGCTCTTGCAGCTCGACAAGTTCGAGGCCGAGCAGGAGCGGAGCGCCGCCAAGGTGAAGGACTTGGAGAATCAGGTCCAGGTCCTCGTCGCGCGCAAGGCCGACCTGGCCGCGCGTCAGGAGCAGATTGGCTTGGGCGACAAGACGAAGTGCATGCAGCAGATGGATGCTGCGAAGACTGCGCTCGCGCGCCGCCAGCAGTCGGTGGTCGAGGTCGAGCAGAAGATCCGCGAGAAGCGCGACGAGAGCCAGCGCGCGTACGACGCTGAGCTGCTCGCGCACAAGCACGAGGTCGAGACGGTCACGAA